AGGTTCTTGTAAGGGCGTGAATACTAAAACTGCTGGAAGTAGTAGGACAATTAATGCTACCTCATCTTTCCAGCTCCCTTTCATTTGATCGACAGCACTCTGCTCCCATGCAACTTTTCCAGCTATCTGGTCTTCTTTAAGTTTTTGAGTAGCTTTAATAGTTGTAAGTTTTAATTCTTGTTTTGCTTTCTTCGTTTCTACAAAACCCTTGACGCCATCAGCGACGACGCCAAGTAAAGGTTTAGCAAGTAATTGCCACATAAATTCTAGATTGCTCCTATGATAATTATTACGATTATTGCTACTATTGCAGCCTTAATCCAATCCTTCATACTCCAGTCAGACCACTCTTTTAAGTGTGCCCATAGATCTTGTACAAGTTTCATACAATCCTCCTTTGTTGATAGGGTTTTATTACTTTACGCCTTTAAAAGCAACTTTTTTGATCTGAGCCTTGCTAGTCTGTCCTTTTGGACCTCCACCTTTATTTTGTTTAACAACAAAAGGTGAATAAACAATCGCTGCATCAGAACCAACTTTCATAGTAGGAAACGGATTTTTTTGTTTAACTACTTCTACTTTTGTTTTTTTAAAGTTCATGATCTTGCCTTTCCATATCCTCGTTGAGCTAATCTACCAGCAACCCCGCCAGTAGCCATTTTTCTTGGTTTTCTCCTATTTGCAGGAGTCATTGTTTTTGGTTTGGTGAAGTCACTAGGTTTTGGGAGTTTAGGTCTTGGAACTCTAGTTATCTCACCTGGTTTTTTTGGTTTAGGTAATTTAGGTCTTGGAACTCTTTTTGGTCCAGTTTTAAATATATCGCCAAAAACTTTTGGTTTGTTTTTAAAACCCTCTATGACTTTTTTAACTGTATCTTTAAGGTTTCTTTTCTTTTTAGCTCCACCTGCTGCTGGTCCACCTTTTTTTCTTTTTATAACACCTCTACCAATTAAAATATCTTTTTGTGTAACTTTACCATCACCACTAAGATCAGGAAACTTAGCGCTGCCACCTTTTTTTGCTTCCATAACTTTTGGTTTTCTTTTTTGCATTCTCTCTAATTCTTTAAAATTAATAACACCGTCTTTTTTCTTTTTTCTTAATTTATCAAGTAATCCTTTTGGTGGTTTACCGTATTGCTTAGGATCAAATCTTTTACCTTTGTCTTTTCTCTGTTTTTTAAAAAGATCTTCTAATCTTTTCTTTTGCTTTGGTGTTAATTGATGATCCATAATTATTCTCCTAGTGTATGGTAGGTTTTAGCAGTTTTAACAGATCATACCCATTGTGATCAAGTAATTCTTGCGCTTCTTGCCTGCTTAAATGATTATAATATATCATTTTAGCTACACCCATCATAGCACCAGCTAAAAGTACACTATCTTCAGAAGAATTGCTATGATTTTCTGCAATAACCCATAAAGAGTCAAAGTATTTAGCTAATTTATCGCTTGCGTTTTCCATTTTTAGATATTCCTGCCTCATTTAGTGCAATAGCTATTGCCTGTTTTCTAGATTTAACCTTTTTTCTAGATCCGCCAATGTTTAATTTACCTTTTTTAAACTCTCGCATTACTTTTGCGACTTTTTTCTGTTTTTTCTTCACTGTTTTTGTTTAGAAAGGTTAACATTTGCACGAAGTTGCGCAATATCCTCTTGTGAATCAATTTTATCCTGCGCTAATTTAGCTTGTTGGTCTAATTTTGCTGCATCAAGTTGTAATTTTGCTGCATCAACGCCCGCTTTTCGCTCTGTATCCATAGCTTTTAAGTTAATTTCTTGTTGTTTTAAGTCAATTAGTGGATCTTGACCTTGTTCATCAAGATACTCCTGCTCTTCTTGAATCATTTTTTCTGTCATTTCTACAATTTTCTCTGCAGTTCTTGCTTCAATGACTTCTTGGAATTGTAATTGTAACTCTTGTGGTAGTTGACCACCTAATTGTTGTGTTTGCTGTTCAATTTCTGGTCTTAGTTCTTCTTCTACTTCTTCTCTAGCTTGTAGAGCAACGTGTTGCATAATGTGTGACTCTAATAAAATTAAAGTTTGTGGATTATTTTTAACTAAAACTGATGTCATTAATGCTTGGTGAGCATCTATGTGGGCCATGTGATTTTGCCCTCTAAAAGCTTGTAGTTGTTGACCTAAAATTACTTTAGAATTTTCATTACCTGGATCTAACGGCTGCGGCTGTTGAGGTGGTGGTAATATAGCTGTAATATCTTTTACACCCAAAGCTTCATACATACGTCTGTATGCCTCGTACATATTATGACCTTGTGGGTTTGCCTGTGCAAGTTGTAATTGTGTTTGTGCCAACGTAACACGTTGAGACATAGAGAAAATATTAGGATCACTGACAGGCATGATATCAACTCTGTCATCAAAATCCTGTTGTTTGATTAATTCAAACCCTTGTTCACCAGCTGGTTTGTAAGGATAAGTAGGTGATAAAGATTCTTTAAAAATTCTTGCAAGAATATTAAATTCTACTTTTTGTGCATAATGTAATCTTTTGTGAATGGCACTCATTACTTTTGTGCCTCTTTCCATCAATGCCATTGTTGTGCCAACAGGTGCGTTGGCTGCAACACTATCACCGATCTTCTGATCAGCTACAGTTGCAAATCTAGTGCCTGCTTCAACAACGAAACCAAGTAGTTGCATTAATGTTGCACTTGGTTCTTTGTAAGGTAGTGGCATCAAGCCAGCACGTAAATCACCACTAGGAGCATCTACATCTCTAAACTCACCTGGTTGTAAAGGATTGTCATCATCACGAATACGAAGACCTCTTGCCTTAAAACCTGCTGGTAAGTTAGATAAGGTACCTGCATCGATTAATTGTCTTAGAGCTGCAGTTGCAGTTCTAGATAAACCACCAAGCATGTGAATAAGGCCAAAGCCATAAAAACCCATGCCAGGTAAAAACTTGTAGTGTACAAAATATTTGTTTTTTGCTTTTAGTGGATCATCCTCTTTATAGTTTCTGTATATTGATAATACTTGTGATGACCCTTCGTCTATTGTCACTATGTAAGGAACTTTTATACCGTTGTCTTCATCAATGCCTTCAATGTTTAAATCTACATGAATTTCTAACAAAGTATATTCGTCATCCTCACCAACTTTTTTTACACCTTCTATTTCTCTCTCTTTATTTAAAACTTTGTCTTCTTTAGAAGTGTATTGTAAATCTATATCTCTATAAAAACCTGCTACTTGTTGTTTAAGAACTTCGTTCTCACTCATCTTAACTTGATGAGTAATTCTATCACAAGATGTTAAATCAGTAGCTGAGTATGGTACAACCAAATCATCAGCCGATACAAATTTGGATACTGCTCTTTCAAGAGCTGCATCATAGTAAACTTTTTTAAAAGCGGAACCTGCTAAAGGTAAATGAAATAGCATTTGATCAAGCTCTGGATCATACTCCTCCATCACATGACAGATTTGATAATTCATAAATTCTTTTACACGCTGCGCTTGTTCTTCTTTTTGTGGAGTATTTTTACCAATAATCATTGTATTGACAGGGCCACCAGCAGGTAGGAGTTCTTTATAACCTTGTGCTTGAAACTGTGTTACTGATTCAGCGAGTAAAGGATGTGTTACACCACTTGCACCTTGAAACGGTTCTGATCTCTCTGTGTATTGAAATCCAAGTAAATCTAAACCTTTTCTGTAACTTTGTTCCCATTGATCTCTTGATGATTTATCCCTTTCGTATTTATCTAACAAATCGTTAGCTATATTTGTTAACACATCTTCACTGACAAACTCAGCTAAGTTAGAGTCAAATTCTTGTTCTAAAGGTTCTTGTACTTCACCAACAATTGCAGAGCCATCTTCAAGCATCGTAGCTTCGCCCATTTCTTCATTAGCAATATTTAGAGTAACTTGTTCTAATCTTGGATCGTTGGGGTCCATATCCCCTGTAATTCTTTTATCAATCGCCATATGGTAATAATATCTCCTCGTTTACATAGCCACCCTTAGCCATGTATGCCTTGAATGCTTCTGCCATTGAAGGTGTCAATTCTATACCAAAACTATCCGCTGTGTCAAACTGTTCGGCTCTTTGTACTACAACCTTTCTATCTGAATTAGCAATTATATCATTTGCAATAGCATCAGCTTGTCTACCTGTATTACCAGTTCCTAATATTTGGCCAGTGTCTCTATCAACAACATTAAATACCTCATTAGGATTACCCCTACCAATTCTCACTGGTAGAACTTCTAGTGGCACATTGTTTTCTCTAGCAATTCTCTTTAAAATCTTCTCTATCTCACTTGTATAGTGCTTACCTGATTCTGTTACCACGTCTGCACCTGGTCCACCGTAAAACTCATACATGCCTACACCTGGATATCTTGAGCTTCCAATATCACCATCCATACCTCCACTTACCCATGATTGTATTCTGCGTTCTTTATCTGCCGCTCTATCAGCTGCAGGAGTAGCAGTTGTTCCTTCATGGCTATATCTTTTTGTCACTAAATTTGCTGGCGTTACAGCATAGTAATCTGTAGCATTAGGATCTTTAAGAACAAACTTTCTGTAAGCAGCTTCATAGATATCTCTTTTGATAGAAGCATCGGCCCATTGACCACGTAGTTTGAATGGTAAGTTTGGAAATAAATATCTGTTTAAATCTAAGTTAAGTCTTTGTGTCAAATTATCTAAAACATCTGCTTGTTGAAACTGTACTTTTTTTGCTGCCTCAATCATAGCGTCTGTCATTTCTGGTACAGGAGTATTTGCTAATTCACGAAGTTGATCTTGTAAGGACATTAACTGATCGTACTCTTGTTTTAGAGCTGCAGCACTTGGTAGACTTTCTCTAAATACATGCTTTCTATCGCCAAAGTATGCAAGTATTTCTCTTTGAATGTCGTCATCAATTTTGTCTAGTGGCACATTGTTGTCAGCCATGTATTTAATTTTAGCTGCAAGTTTGCCCGCCATTTTTTGTGAGCCTTGAAAAATATCCGATTGTATTTCGTCTGCGAACGTTACTGTCTTACCACTGTATTTGCCACCAAGATCACGGTCCGAGAGCCGTGACCAAGCAATCGTATATGGTTCTTCCCAGTTATGTTGGGATACACTACCAGGCACGCTTCCTGGATCACCACGCAAATCTTTTGGATCTACAAACAAGACACGCTCTCTGCTTGTGCCCTCTATCTCTCCAGGTTCCTTGTATCCAGAATATTTTAAACTTCTATTCTTTCCATCCAATTTATCAGATAAAAATCCATAACCCTTTGATTGTACAAAACGAACTGGTGATTCTCTTAATACACCAATCAATGTTTCTCTAGTGATTGGCATATTCTTTTGCGTTAAACTATCAATGACTCTTTCAATCTCTGAATCTAAAACTTCAACCTTACCAATATTTCTTGCTTGCATGTAATCAAAGAATGCTTGTTTATCTTTAAATACTTTTGGTCCTTGTAATAATTCTGCTTCCATTTGTTGATAGAATATCTGACCTGGTTCTTGTTTAGTTAAAGGTGTTAAACCATCAGCTGTATCATCTATAACTGCTGGTAATCCTGGTGGCTGTTCTCTCGTGCCAGGCAAAATATTTTCAACGCCCATTTTAATTCTTTCTTTGCCTTCACGAACCCATTTAGGAACATTGCTTAGAATGTATTTTAAACCCTCTCCACGACTAGCAACATCAAATGATAAATCATCACGTGCTGTAAACCTGTTTTCTTTTTTTGTAATATCAAACAAGTCATCAAGTTCTTCAATTGATTCGTAACCAGGTTCATTTAGAATATCTCTTGCATCGAAATCTTCTTCTAAAGCTAATGATGTTGGATTAGTAAATTGTCCTGGATCACCGCCCCTAGATAATCTTGTCTGTGCGTAATCTCTATTTTCTAAAAACTCTAAAGGTAACTCGTCTTCTATCAAACCACCATCCGCTTTAAAAGTGCCTGGGTTATAAATATCAACGCCCACATTGGCGTCCCTCTCCGCCTCTTGCATTTGTTCTTGTTCTTCAACTATCTTTGCTGTTTCATTTCTAACTTCTTCAGAAATACCAAATAAGTCTCTTATGTTTGGTTCTTTGGTTTCATAAGCTGCAATAAACGGAACTGCGTTAGCTAAAAAATCCGCTCCTGTTTGTAAAACTGTTGTCATTTTACCAGGTGGTAATTTTCCTATTGCACTTATTTTTAATGGATTGAAAGCTAACATTATTTCTAAAGCTGTTAATCCTAAAGTTGAACCTGCTGCCATGGCTTTTTTAAAACCTGTATCGGCCATAAACTTTTCGCCTGTAATCGGATTATAAAAATAATCATCATCAGTAAACATGTTTTGATAACCATCCTGTAAAGGTTCAGTCATCATATTGAAAAATCCTGTTGTTATAGTTATTGGATTATCAAACTCTCCTAAAAGGCCCTGTCCTGATTTTAAACTTCTTATTTGATTAGCTTGGTCAATATTACCTTTTTCTTCTTCGGCAAAAGCAAGTTGGTCCAAATCTTCATTTACATTAGATCTTGCTTCGATAAATTTATCTTTTATTTGACCTGGAAATTGCAGTATTTTGCTAATGCCAACGGGTACAGCCCTGAACGGATTACCACCTAAATCTTCTTCAACAAAATTTTGTAAGGCTTCATCCGCTTTTGTAATACCCGTAAAGTCTTCAAACTGTTTTTTCTTGTCAGAAAGATAATCAAGTATACCTGTATCTTCGTCTAGCACAGGTTCTTCGTCAACAGATCCCCCCTCATTAAAGCCTGGTCCTTGTGCACCTTGTTTAATTCTTTTATTCATATCTGCAGTATAAAGTCTATCTTCAGGTTGTGCCATGTAAAAATCAACTTGATCGTCATACATCTTTGCTACCTCATCAGGTGTTCTAGCTTTACCAACTCTACCATATCCGACGTCTGTGACAATGCCCTCAAATTCTAATTGTTTACCTATATCATCTACTTGATCAGTTATTGTTTGTCTTACACCTGGAGTAAGATTATCACCTGCTAGTAATGATTGTAAATCTCTTAATTTTTTATCATAAAAATTATATTGTCTTTGATTAGCCTGTAAAGGAGCTAAAAATAAATTGTCTATGTCTAAAGCTAATTTGTAGTTGTCAGCCACATCAGTGACATGCGCTAAACTTATATTATCAACAATATCTGTGGTAAGACCTTTATCTCTAGCTTGCTGCACTCTATTTTGAATTTTTGTTTTTCTACTTAACAAATCAAATATTTGAGGCATTGTTTTTTTATTTGTATTTTTTAAAACATTAGCTGTGTTTTCAGCAGCTATCTTAGGATCAACTCCTGCTATAATTTGTTTATTAATCATTCTGTTAATTTGTTGATCTAAATTAGTGTTTATAGGAGTGGTCAATTCATTTTGTGGTACAAACTCTAAAATTTGTTTTTTAAAATTTTTAATATCTTTATATCCTTGACTTGTTTTATCTAAAACGCTGCCGTCGCTCCATCGTACATCTCCAGGGATGTAATCTGCTACGTAGTCAGATGCTCTTGGCTTAGTAAGAGATTTCTCAGTGCCTGGATCAAACTGACCAATTTTATCAGGAAATTGATTTTTAGAATCATAAAACATTCTTTTAAATTCTTTAAGATCTCCAGTAACACCTGAAATTCTTTTTTCTGCATCATATCCTACTTGTGTAAAGTAATTTTTTAAAAAATTACTATTATCTTGAAGATACTTAAAAAAATCTTCTCTTGAAAATGATCTACCTATAGGTTCTTGATTATAAAGGTTTTTAAATTCTTTTCTGTAATTTTCAGTTACGTTTGCAATATCCTCTAAAACATAAGTATAAATGTAACCAGGATTGTCAGCTCCTTGTTCATATCCTCTCATGTTAAAACCTTTTTCTTTTAAAATATTTATTGTATCTTTTTTGCTTATTATATCCTCTGGTCTTATTAACTGTGCGTCTATCATGTTTTTTTGTATTTTTTCTAAAGCATCAGCTTTAGATTTTTGTGTAAAAGAGTCGTAAATCAAAGCGAATTTGTCATAACTTTTTTTGTCTTTAGTTTTGTTTTTAATTACATCAGAAAAATATTGTAAAAAATCATTATAATTTTCATTTAAGTTTGGTCTTTGACCTTGTTTTGTATTTCCAAATATTTTTTGTTGAAGTTCTAATGCTTTACCAAAAGAATAATCTTCATCAATGTAATCTCTTATTTCTTGTTCTCTTCGTTGAATGGCTTCTTGATAAAAATTTTTTCGAGCTAGTTGTTGAGACTCCGTTTTTCGTGAACCCTTTTTATATTTAACACCTTCTAAATCAGCTTGCCTGTTAAATTTATTAGTAAAAACATTTCTTACTACTTGATCAGTGTCTACAGGATCACCTCCAAGTCTTTTAAGATAATCAGATCCTGTTTCTAAATAATCACCTATTTCATTAGAGAGGTCATCAATAAGATCTTTACCTTTTTTAAAGGTTTCTTTTATTCCTTTACCCCTACTCATCCATAATAAGATCTACCTGCTCCAACTATTAATCTAGGCTCATCCTCATAATCAGACTCTAAATTAATGAAATTACCT